TAGAAACCAATACTTTAGATATACCATTGAAAGTTGATGTTGAAGTTTGTGAGCCTTCTTGGGCTTCAAAAAGAGAAGTTTCATTTGTAGAACAGAATGGATTTCATTGGGTAATTGGGGGGAAATTAGAAACTCCTCTTGTAGAAGAAACTAAAGTTGAAGATTATATAGATTGGGAAACAGTTCAGGTTTAAGTATGATAGAATTACCTTTTACAAAAGAAATGCAATTAAGAGCAGAAAAACGTCTTAAAGAAATAAAGAAAAATTCTTTCGATGGTGGAGGACATTTTTTAAGTAATAGTATTCTTACTGAGGGGGAAAGTTATATAGGATTGTTAGTTGAAGAAGCCTTTATAAACTATTTTCCAGAAAGTAAATTGGTTGACCAAACAAGTGAACAAAGATTTGATTATGATATTATATTTAGAAGTAAAAGATGTGAACTTAAAACTGTAAGGAGAACAGTTAAACCTTACTCACATTATGCTTGTTCCGTAAATGCGTATACAAGTAAATTTCAACAACCAGATATGTATATATTTTCTAGTGTAGAATATAAGGGGGAAACCCCAAAAACTATCACGTTAGTAGGGTGGATATCTAGAGAAGATTTTTATAAGAAAGCTAAGTTTTTAAAAGCAGGCACTAAAGATTTTAATAATATAGTAAAAAAAGATAAATATAATGTTTTAATATCACAATTAGATGATATAATTATAAATAAAAAAACCCATGATGGTATAGATTGGGATTAAATTCAAGGAGAAGAAATGGCAAAGATAGATGTACACTTAGGGTTCACATTCAGAGTTGGGGATGTAAACAGTAATCAATATAGTAGAGTCGATGTTACAATCGGTGATGTTGATAGTGATTTACCTATAGAAGATCAACTAGATAAAAGTAAAGAGACTGTAGATAAAGTTTGGGAAGAAGTAAGAAAACAAGTAGACAGTAAAATAAATGAAATTCTAGATGAGACAAAAAGCTAATGTTTGATCCTAAAGAAACAGAAATAGTTAGAGCAGAGGTTTTACACTCTCTTTTAGCTGAAAGAGAAAGACAAGATAGTCTGTGGGGAGACCAAACTAAAAATTCAGATATTAAATGGTTAAATATTACTTCTAGAATAGTACATAAGATGTATGATATTGTTGATGATGAGGACTCCCAAGATATTCTATATTCGGAAGTTATACAAGGAGCTTCCTTATTAATGGCTTGGGCTGAATATATAAGAAAAAAGAATTCAAAAGAGAGCAAGAATGGATAACGATAAATTATTTGAACGACTACAAAAAGCAAATCCGAAATTAGATATAAAAAAGGGAGACGATAGAGATTACTTTGATTTTGATAGAATTTCTTTTGGAGTACCTAGCATAGATAAATTAACAGGTGGAGGACTACCTAGAAAAAGATTTAGTATGTTTGTAGGGCAATCTAATGTAGGAAAATCTTTTTTAGCTTCTCAATTGGTAGCCAATGTTTTAAAAGACGGAGGATCAGCAGTATGGATTGATACAGAACAATCTTTTGACCCCTCATGGAATGAAAAAAATGGGGTTGATATAAGCAAGCTTATTGTTTTACAACCTATAATTGGGGAAGACGCTTTGGCAGTAATTAATACAGCTTTGCAGGAAGGTGTAGATATTGTAGTAATAGATAGTTTTGCAGGGTTAGTACCAGCACAAAATGACGACATCGATGCTAAACAGATGGGTGTACAAGCGAAATTTCTTAACCAAGCCTTACCTAAATTATTAAGGCATTTAAAACATGGATCAGCTTTATTGGCAATAAATCAACTGAGAAGTAATATAGGTCGAGTTACATATAGCGTCTTGCCGGGTGGTATGGGACAAGAATTTTATAGTCATTTACAATTAGAAATTAGACGAAATGCTTGGATACTAGAAGATCAAAAGAAAATAGGGTTTGATATGGAAATAAGAATGAGGAAGACTAAACAAGGTGGAGAAGATTGGGATTCAATTGTAGTACCTTATATAGTAGGTGGAGGCATAGATTTAAAAGAAGTTGCCATTAACGAAGCTTTAGAATTAGGTTTAATAAAAAAATCAGGAACTTGGTATACTTATAATAATGAAAGAGTTCAAGGTAAAAACAGAGTAAGACAATATTTTATAAATAATCCAGATATGTTGGAAGAATTAATTAAGGAGATAGAAAAACATGCCCTATTTTCATAAAGATTATACTCCACAAGAAAAAACTTTTGCTAAGTGCATACAAGAATTTGGACTTCGTTATGAACCCCAATATTCTTTCCCACCTTATTCAGTTGATTTTTATATACCTGAAGTTAAGTTAGTAATTGAGGCAGATGGAATATTTGGGCATTTTAAAAAAGCAGATGCAAAAAGAGACGCTAACTTATTAAAGGACTATAGCGAGCATATACGAAAGGTGTGTCATATATCAGAAACAAGTAAAAAAAGAATAATGCCTTTAATAGAACAAGTTTTAAATGAAATTGAGGAGGAAGATAATGGCAGGAATTAGACAAATAGGAGCTACAAGAAGAAGAACATCTAATCAAGATAGATGGCTTTTGAAATCAATGGATAATTTATTATCCTCAGATAAGGTTTTTGGTAAAAAGGGGGTATTTTATCCCTCTATAGTATCTAATCCATGTGATAGATATGTCTTTTTATCTTATAATGGGTTATTACCAGCTCAATCAGTAACAGGAACTCTGCAAAGAATATTTGATAATGGGAATTATTTAGAATATAGAATAAATAAATACTTTGAAAAGTTGGGAATAGTGAAAAGAAGAGAAGTTCCACTTAAATTAGAAACTCCAAACATATCAGGAAGACTAGACTTTATCATAAGCCATCCGGAATATCATGAAGTTATATTAGAATTGAAATCTATTAATACTAGAAACTTTGATTTGTTAAAATTAGCTCCAAAAGAAGATCATATGATTCAAATACAGATTTATTTAAATTTAGCATCTTATGATCATGGAGTTGTTTTATATGAGAATAAAAATGATCAGAGATTAAAAGCTTTTGAGGTTGAAAAAGATGTAAAGATGTGGGATAATATATTAGAAAGATTATTTAAAATAATGGGCATGACAAGAATACCTGAAAAATGTACAGGTGAATCTTATTGCCAATGTAAACTAGTAAAATGAGGAGAAGAGAATGTCACCTATAAGAACTTTAGGAAGTATAAGCAAATACGTTTCAAGTTTACCTATTCCCAAGCTAGATTTTGAAGAGGTTTTTAATGACTTAGAAGAGGGAGAAGAAAGACCAAAACTTCAAGTAGCTAAATTAGTAGAGCTTAATGACGAGGAATTACAAAAAACTTTATATCATTATGGAGCAGGCAAAGCTTATCTAGAAGCAGAGCTATCTAATATAGAATCTAAAAAAGCTTTAATAGAAGACATATATAATGATGCCTTTGCTACTACATCATATGAAATAGTAGGGAAAAGGGAAAAAGAAGGACTAAAAAAACTTACTAGAGAAGAGTTAAAAGGAGCAGTCCTCTCTGAATCCGAAGACCTTAAAAAATATAAAGAACAAATGAGAGAAGCAATAGGAAGATATTTAGTAATAGAAGGGGAATTAAAATCTTATTCTTCTTTGTATAATGCAATATCTAGAGTTATTACACTAAGAACATTTGATAAAAAGGAGTATAATAGATAATGGATGTTTCAGAATTTATACATGAATGGGATGATTACGCAGTAAACGATTTAATAGATGATTTATCTAAAACTGTAAGTGGTATGCAATATGCTGCTTATAAAGAAGATGCTGATTTAATGCTAGACATTATTTCAGAAACACAAGTTTGTTTAGAGGCTTTAGAATCTGTGATGTTAGATAGACCCAATGACGAATATACTAACCAAGAATGAAAAATTTTATAGGATTTGATTGTTCGAGTAAAGCTATACATTCTGTATGGCTCGGAAATGGGGGATCAATATTAAAGAAAGTAAAATGGGAACATAAGTCTAAGGAGTTTGAAGAGAGATTTCTTAACTTTGTGTCAGACTTTGACCACTATTTAAGTACAATAAATATAGAGGCACAGGCAGCTGTAGAGGCAGCTATATTTATTCAAAATCCTAAGTCTACTATATCTTTATCTGCAGTAATAGGATGTGTAAAATATCTTTGTTATAAGTATGGTATTAAATGTATTCCAATAGATAATACTAAATGGAAAAAAGATATTATAGGAAAGGGTAATGCCTCTAAATTAGAAATAAAAGCTTTTGCTGAAAAACATTGGGGAGAGACTTTTGAAGAACAGGATTTTGCAGATGCAGCCTGTATAGCATTATGGATAAAAAGAAAATTCGAGTTGGAGAAAAACGATGAGTCAGAAAAGCAAGAAGAACAAAAAAGAAAATTTACCGAAGGATAGTTTACCTAAAGGAGTCACACAAGAAGATTTATTTAAACAATATGGAAAATTAGTTTGGTGTGATTTTAATGATTGTTTTTGGAATGCGAGACCTGAAGGATTAAAAAGAACTGTAGGAAGTATTTTAAATAATAAATACTATAAACCTTTAGGAAATAAAGATGAATCTTGGGTTGGAATCTGTGGAAGACCAAATGAAATAGCCATTAGATTTCAAAAAAGAATTACGACAGGGGGAGCTAAACAAGAATTTCCAATCTGTTTTGTACCAGCTAAAAATGGTAAAACAGGTCACATGGACTTCGCAAAATTATTACAACCAGATGGGTCCCCTTATGGTGGAAGTTTGAACTCTCAAGCTGTACACCCAGAAGAACATCTAAATTATGATATGGATCAATAAAGGGAATTATTATGCCAAAAGTATTACCTCAAAAAATGAAAAAAACAGCTTATCAATTATATATGCAAGGAACTCCTATAACCGAAGTATATAAAGAATTAGTTAAAAAATATCCAAAAGAAAAGTTTGTAAAATCTACAATTTATTCTTGGCCTAGAGTTTTTAAATGGAATGAAAATAAGGATGAAGTCCAAATAAAAGCCAAAGAACAACTTATAGAATCTGAAGGACAAAAAATGGCTAGACTGCAAAAAGAACATTTAGATGAATACGAAGAAATAAGGCGAAAAGCTAAATTAGAAATGCAAGGTTTAGAATTTAATTCAGGTGAAGGAGCAGCTAAAACTTTAGATTTAGGTATACAGGGACAACAAAAAATTATGAGTGGATTAGTTCATTTAAGTTTTGTACAAGACATTTTAGGTGTTTTAGTAGAAGAGATAGGAGATAAAGAATTATTAGGTAAGATTAGTTTAAGATTAAAAGGAATTGTGCAGGATCAAGACAATGCATAAGAAAGAGGAAATTACTACCTATACAGACGCTTTTGATAAATTATCAGAAGGATTAATATCTACTGATGGAAATAGGTATGATGGAGATTTCGTTTCCTTTTTAAGAGATGTTTGGGCACATAGTTTCTC